CGCGGCAGGATACTCAGGTGACCGTGGCGCAATCTACAAAATTACTATCACCTCGGCAGGTGTACTAGACCAACCAGTAGTCGCATTAGAACTACCAACAGGCGAAATACCTAAATGTATATATGGATATTTGGGTGCAATCATTATCGGAACAAACAAAGGTGTCCGATACTCGACAGCGGACAGCGCAGGGAACCTCACCGCTGGCGCCCTAATCCCAACAACAGGCGACGTCGTATCGTTCACAGCCGAAGACAAATACGTGTGGTACACATGGTCACAATACGACAGCACATCCACAGGTTTAGGCAGACTAGACCTATCAACATTTATTGCAACAAACACCCCAGCGCACGCCTCAGACCTCATGCACACCTCAACAGCGAACGTCCTATCGTGCGCCACTTATGATAACAAACGGGTGTTCGCAGTATCAGGCGCAGGTGTTTACGTTGAAGACTCAGCAAACTTTGTGGCACAAGGAGAAATCGTTACAGGTATCTACCGTTGGGGTATCCCAGACCGCAAATTCGTAGCCAAATTTGATATCCGAACCACCCCCCTGTACGGCACAATCATCCCATACATCTCATCGGACGACGGCGCATACAACTCGATGACACCCCACGAATTAGAACTCACCACAGAAGCGGTAGCGACAGGTCCGCAAGCCAAATTCATTGAAGCCAAATTCAAACTAGAACTAAACCGAGGGTCAGCAACCACAGCCCCAACCCTCACCCGTTGGATGGCTAGAGCGTACGCTTCCCCAGCCCGAAGCCAAGTTTTCCGTGTCCCTATTCTCATGCACCACAAACTACGGGTATATGACACCGAGTATTATTTTGATGTAGAATCAGAACTACAAGCGCTACGGGATTTGGTAACAAACCCTGTGGTGGTAAACTATCAAGAGAATTTGGAAACATATTCTGTTGTAGTGGAAGATTTAGAATTTCAGGTGATAGACGGATTCCAGAAGAACTGGGATTTTGAAGGAACCTGTACGGTTACAATGCGTTCGGTACAAGATTAGGAGCATAAATGTCAGCAGTCACTAGACGGTCTTACGTAGGTGCGGCTCCCGCTTGTACCCTCACGAACTCTATTACCGCTGGCGACACCACCGCACTTTTGACGGGTGCTGTCACAGCATGGAATGACACCGCTAACGGTCCGTTCTTTATGGTGATTGACCCAGGTTTGGTTACTGAAGAAAAAGTTTTGGTTGGTTCCCGCACAGGTTCATCGTTGTCGTCGATAACTCGTGGCGTTGATGGCACTACTGCCGCTTCTCATGCTGCTGGTGCTACTTGTTATCCAGTTTTTACAGCGACTGATGCTAATGAGGCGAACGAGTTTACGTCAACGATGACTACTCGTGGCGATTTGTTGACGTTGAATTCGTCTGCGAACCCTGCCCGTATTGCTATCGGTACGGCTGGTTATGTGCTAACTTCTAACGGTACTGATGCTGCTTGGGCTGTTTTGCCTGCTAGTGGTGTTACTGGTGACAGCGACCAGTTGGTTTTAGGTTCACAGGTATTCGCTTAATATAGGAGACACATGGCAACATTCACTAAAAAAACTCTTTCAGCAAGCACGGATGGTAAAGCGATTAAGGTTGCTGCTACTGCTACTGCTGGTACAACGATTCATACTGGTTCGACTACGACTACGACTCTTGATGAGGTTTGGTTGTATGCGGTTAATACTTCTACTTCGTCGGTTAAGTTGACGATTGAGTGGGGTGAGGCTACGGCACCTGATGGCAACATTGAGGTTACTGTTTTGCCTGAGGCTGGTTTGGTGACTGTGATTCCTGGGTTGTTGATTAAAGGTAATGCGACTGCGTTGGTTGTGAAAGCGTTTGCTGGTACGGCGAATGTTATTTGTATTCACGGGTACGTCAATCAGATTACGGTTTAGTTATGGCTTATACTTCTAGCCAAATAGTTCAAGCAGTTCCGACAGGTATCAACTCTGCGCTAGTTTGTGTAAAGGCTGAAACAGCATTTAGTGCTGCATCAAGTGTTACTGCGGACAATGTTTTTACCAGCACATACACAAACTATTTAATTACTTTTAAATATCAAACTTCTACGACTAATAGCGTTTTTTTAAAAATGCGTGTAAGCGCAACAAGCGCATCAACAAATTACAACTCACAAAATGTATTGGGGAACGATACCACAATTTCGGGCGGCAGGGTTTTTAGTCAAACATCATACGAATTTGCGACAAACACAAACGGCGCTTTTAATTCTTCGGCAATCGTTAATCTTTTCAATCCCGCTTTGGCGGAAGCAACTTTAATTCAAAGTCAAAACCAATTCAATGCTGCAGCATACACAACAACTTATTCACGAAGTTATTTTGGCAATCACTCAACAGCAACAGCCTATGACGGTATCGAATTTTTGGTTGCTACTGGCACAATGACAGGCACATACACAATTTACGGTTACGGGAAATCAGTATAAATTATGGCATTAAAAATTAACGACAACGGCATTGACCGTGATATGACAGCAGAAGAAGAAGAAGCACATTTGGCTTGGGCTGAACAAGCACAGGCTGAAGCCGAAGCACAAGCAGAAGCCGAAACTGCCAAAAATGTTGCTCGACAAGCGGTGTTAGATAAACTTGGTTTGACAGCAGACGAAGCACAAGCGTTACTGGGCTAGTTTATGGGTTCTCGCCGTGACGGTGGATATGTTTCGGCTTACACCGTTCTGCCAACACCTACCTATACGCTGACTGTTGATTATCTTGTAATCGCTGGCGGTGGTTCAGGGGCAAAAGGTTACGGCGGTGGCGGTGGTGCTGGCGGTTTGCGTAGCACAGTTACGGCTACTGGTGGTGGTGGTTCACTTGAATCAGCGCTAACACTGACGGCAGGAATAAATTATGCGGTGACTGTTGGTGCTGGTGGGGCAAGTCAAACCACCCAAAACACTAGCGGCAATAATGGTTCTAGTAGTGTTTTTTCTACAATCACATCATCGGGTGGTGGTGGTGGTGGTGCTAACGGTGCATCTGGTATTTTGGGTGGTTCGGGTGGTGGCGGCTCATATCAAGATGGAAATGCTGCCATTATTGGTGGTTTGGGAATATCTGCGCAAGGCAAAAACGGCGGTAAAGGTTCTGCTGGTGGTACAACAAGTGAAGGTGCTGGCGGTGGCGGTGGTGCGTCAGCCGTTGGTTCTGATGGTGTAACCAGTACTTCTGGTAATGGTGGTGCTGGTGTGGCAACAAGTATCACGGGCAGTTCTGTTACTTATGCTGGTGGTGGTGGCGGCGGTCAAAATGTTGGTTCTGCTGGTTTAGGTGGAACTGGTGGTGGCGGTGGTGGCGGGCAAGGTGCGTCTAACGCTACTGCTGGAACAGTTAATTTGGGGGCGGGTGGCGGCGGTTCACATACGGGTTCATCTGGTGCTGGTGGTAGCGGTGTAGTTATTTTGCGTACAACCGATTCTGTACCTCAAGCAATCACGACAGGTTCACCTACTGTCACAACTTCGGGCGGGTATCGAATCTATAGTTTTACTGGTTCGGGAACGATTACTTTCTGATGTCTGCTTTCTCTGACCGTTCTCGTCGTTCTTTGGGTTATGTTTCTTCGCAGGTTGTGGTTTCTGCTACGACTTCGGGTGTTACTCCTACTGTTGATTATCTTGTAGTCGCTGGTGGTGGTGGCGGTGGACAAGGTTTTTATGGCGGTGGCGGTGGTGCTGGTGGACTTCGTTCAAATGTTACAGCGACTGGTGGCGGTGGCACATTACAAACAGCATTATCTATTTCATCAGGAACTGTTTATACTGTAACCGTAGGTGCTGGCGGCGCTGGTTCAACAAGCGATACAGTTCTCGGAAGCAATGGTGTTGCTTCATCGTTTAGTACAGTTTCTACAGTCGGTGGCGGTGGCGGTCATAGCCGAGCATCAACTACGGCAGGTGCAACGGGTGGTTCAACAGGTGGCATCTCACTTGCATCAGTCAATGGCGCAGTTGGTAGTGCAACCACGAACGAAGGTTTTTCGGGTGGTACAACTTCTGTCGGTTCAGGTGGTGGAGGTGCTGGTGCAGTTGGCACGAATGGCGCAAGTAGCGGAACCACGGGTGGAACTGGTGGTGCAGGAGTAGCAAATGCTATTACTGGCTCATCGGTTTCTTACGGCGGTGGTGGCGGTGGTGGTTCAAATCAAACTGTCCGAACAGGTGGAACTGGTGGCGGCGGCAACGGTGGCGATTTAAATAACAATATTGCTGCAACAGCAGGTACAGCCAACACAGGTGGCGGCGGTGGTGGTGGTGCTAATAACGGGAATGATACTTATGGCAACGGCAAATCAGGTGGTAGCGGAATTGTTATCCTCAGATACTTAGACTCATATCCTTTAGCCGCAAGCACAACAGGTTCGCCCACAGTAACAACATCGGGCGGATACAGAATCTACTCGTTCACGGGTAGCGGAACAATAACATTCTAGGAGACAAACTTATGGCACATTTTGCAAAACTTGACGGCAACAACAAAGTATTAGAAGTATTAGTTGTAGCCAACAACGCAATCGACCCAACAAACGAAGAAGAATCAGGTGTAGCGTTCCTGACACAAACGTTCGGACATACGATGTGGAAACAAACCTCGTACACAAACTCTATGCGCAAACAGTACGCAGGCGTAGGGTACGACTATGACCCGATTGCTGATGTATTCGTAGCACCACAACCGTTCCCTTCGTGGACTCTTGATGAGAACCACGATTGGCAACCGCCAACACCTATGCCAACAGACGGTGAACAATACTTTTGGAATGAAGAAGAATTAGAGTGGGTCGCAATTTAACTAGGTGGCTTATACCGCTACCAGCAATCCTGTTCTCGTTCTTCCCACAAACAGCGAACGCTGAACCGACACCAGGGTTAGCAACCACTTACTACACAATCGACGAAATACCACCACTCCAATCCACATCCGAATACCCTGTCTGCGGTTCGGAGACAGAGAACAACATCAACCGCAGTTACGACGGCGAACTATTCGAGGACTGCACAGGCGACCTGTTCATGGTCCACATGACAGGCTACATAGATATCCCTGAACACAACACAATCGAGTTCATGATTGCATCAGATGATGGTGGGGAGATAACGATTGACGGCAACACGTTCGGTGTTTGGTATGACCAGGGTTGCACATGGATGATGTCGGGTCCACTAGAACTAGATGCAGGT